TATCTGGAGAGGCTAACGCACGTGTTGCAGCGTATAATGCCGCCCTGAGCCGGTTTTATGACCAGCTACGGGACTCCGCCTTACAAATGGCGGTGACTCTAGGTGAACTCCCTGAAACCGTTCAAATGGTTAATGGAGTTGTAGGAGCCGTCCGGGGTGGTAAGCGCTACATGCGTAAAGCACTTCGGGATTTTGTGAGAGACCCTTCGCGAGAACTCAGCGAGTACTGGCTTTCATACCGGTATGGCTGGAGACCTCTGTTTCAGGACCTCTACGATGCGATGACTTTTGAGTCATCCGTAGAACCAAAGAGCAGGGTTCGAGGCCGGGCGACCACGACTATCACAGATCAGGCAACCAGTGGAAGTGGATCACAGGCATGGACCTTCGATCAGAAGGGTACATTCCGCCACGAAATTGGTGCATTTCTTTCAATGCAACACAAGTGGGTCCACGACATGTCCCGTTATTCGTCATTAAACCCAGCAAGTATTGCTTGGGAGTTAATGCCGCTGTCCTTTGTTGTCGATTGGTTTTACGACATAGGACAGGTCCTCGCATCTCTAGAAGGGATGTTAGGTTACGGGTATACACTGGATATGGGTTGGTCGACAGCAACTTCAAAGAAGACCGTAAATGGTCGTCAGAAGTATAGCTATGACACCACGACAATGCGTTACTACGGTAATGTTCAGTCGAAAAGGATCGCAAAGGAAATGAGCCGAGAATCTCTTGGTGGATTTCCCCCGCCACGCCTACCTGTAGTCCAGGTCGATTTGAGGTCGCAGCAAATGATTGATGCTGCTGCCCTCTTCAGGACCATTATACTCAGAGGCAGACGTGCCTAACTAAAACCATCCGGGAGACGTCCCTACCATCGAGGCTATTACAATGCCTGCAGTAACCCCAATCGTCCTCAACGATTCCAGCGCGACTCCTGTCGCCCATACTTACAACCCGTCCGGGCCGGATAAAGATCGTGTGAGCTGGTGGTACTCGGACCAGTCCGAGTTTCCCGTTGCCACTCCGTCGCTCAGCATTTCGCTGAAGCGGAGCTCCGGGGGGAATGATCCCCTCCGGCATCGGTTCCATTTCGCTCTTCCCATGGCTGAGGTTCCCTCCGGTGAGACCTATCCGGTCTTACTCGGTACGAACCGCTGCCACGTGGACATGATCATTCACCCGAAATCGACAAAGGAGGATAGGGAAACCATCCTCACTTTCGCGTCCCAGTTCCTAGGTCTGGCGTTCGCCAAGGCGATCGTCGGTAACAGCGAAGCGGTTTATTAAACCCGCTCACTGCAACTAGGAGAAGTCTAATGGGCACTTATAAGGTCCAGGATCCGACTAAATTAGTTGGAGATGCGTTCTTTGCTCTATGCAAAGGAGTCGACACACCCGTGAGCCTTGGGGCTTGGTTACGCTATAAACATGGCGAACACCAAGATCTGGCTAACTACCAGATAAAACCCTCGGATTATTGCGATGCGACTGCCTTCCACAATGATTACATCGTCACCTCCTACCTTAGGAAGTATCAAGGTTTAGAGACCGGTGTCGATCTAGAAGCAGTTGCTCTCCAATCGTTTGTTCGAGCGGAGGAGGTCTGCCTAGAGTTCAACCGTGACAACCAAGGTCGAGCGACATCCCCTCGCGGGGCGAGCTTAGAAGTGGGCGGCATTTTCGCCACCGCACAGAAGCTCATCGCACGGACACTTGGCCGGTATGACACTCGAAAGTGGTTACCTCATTGCAAGATGGGACCAGGGGCTACTGCCTCTCTTAAGGGAGGTCAGGCGACTCTGGTTGACAAAATGCTTCAAAGACCTCTTGAGGTCACGCGCACGGCGATGCCGTACCTGAAAGCCCATATGCTTTCAAATCCTACATGGCTACGTGCCAGAGGGATAGAAGCTGAAGGGCCTTGCTGCATACTCGATTCCGAGTTTAATGTGGTTAAGGGCGGACGCCTCCTCGTAGTTCCTAAGAACGCTAAAACCGGTAGAACGATCCACGCTGAGCCAACAGGAAATGTCTTCCTACAGCTCGGAATGGGGCGGTATATCCGGTCTGTCCTTAGGAAAGTCGGGATTGACCTAAATACTCAATTGGTCAATCAGTCGTGGGCTGAGCTATCCTATGAACTAGGATTAGCTACAGTAGATCTGTCCATGGCATCTGACACCATCGCCAAGAAGCTTATTTCTATGCTTCTACCCGAGGATTGGGCTCAGGCCCTATCCGACTTACGGAGTGCGTGGTATTCCTCGAAAGGGGAATGGTACTTATTCCATAAGTGGTCATCGATGGGCAATGGTTATACCTTTGAACTAGAGTCCCTGATTTTCTGGGCTCTTTCTAAGGCTGTAGCTTTGCACACGGGATCCGGGTTTTCGCCATCCATATACGGAGACGACATCATAGTATCTTCCGGGGATTATAAACTCCTGGTTGAGGTCCTGAATGCAGCTGGTTTCCAAGTGAACCTTGAGAAATCCTTTGCATCTGGACCATTCTATGAAAGTTGTGGAAAGCATTTCTTCCACGGCTTTGATGTTACTCCTGTGTACTTAGAAGAGGTACCTCGGGATGAACCCGCGACCTACGTCATGGCAAATGCATTGCATCGTCTCGCTATACGTCGTGGTAACGACGTTACGCGTGATGCTGCCTTTCGTGGAGCAATCCTCGCAATTGAGCGAGTTGTTCCCGATCCTGCGTACATGCCATACGGTAATGAAGGCGATCATGGACTTTTACGTCCAGTCGGTGAGTTAGATCCCTCTGACATCCTGTCACGAAATCTAACGTCTCTTTGGGCCCCCCGTGTAAAAATGTGGGGGCTTTCCTTCATTCCTTCTAAGCGCCGACTCTTCCGTGAGGAAGAAGTTTTGGCTATGGTGGCCTATTGGCATGACCATAAGTGGGAGGAACCCTTTAATGGGCAGATCCCTCTTCGTGGTCGGGGGTGTTACCGTCGGAGACGACGGTGGTACTCCACCGAGGCGCGTGAGGAGCTACCGTGGGTAGTGGGGGGGCAAAAGAATTACCCCCACCGGACACGGTAGACTAACTCTGGAGGGTCGGTGCGTACCGACCTATAAAGCGAT